GATTTTCTTACCATGCCTTGAGCGTATAGGAACGCAGCACCAGCACCACCAGTTTGATTGTTCTTAGTGTTGTCTGTTGTTGGCGCAGGAGCAGGAGCAGCAGGTGGTGCTTTAGGAACGACAGGTTCCTTCGGTAAATTGTCCGCAACCTTTTTAATTTCAGTTACACCAGTTTGTGGGTCAGTAACCAATACGTCTTTGGTTTCAACGTTATCCAATGCCTGACACATTGTATCTGGAGAAATCTTAGGGAGTCCGTCAGAACCAAAGAAGTTAGGGATCGCTGGTGCTTTACCAGTTTTACATTCCCACTTACCATCTGCTGCTTCACAGTCTGCTTTTGTTGAGGCAAGCGGATTTGTTCCACCAACACAATTACAAATTTGAGTAATTTCTCCAGCAGCAGGGAAAGAAGGAATTTCGCCAGAACTGGTTGGCAGTAGTCCGCCAATTGCGCTACCAGCAGAAGAAGCAGCACTGCTAAAGAAATTTGATACGGATTCTACACCACCCTGAATGCCAGAAGAAAATGCGTCCGTTAGTCCGCCAAGTCCTTTAAACTCACTTGTAGTGCACTCCCAAGTGCCACCTGCTGCTTCACATTCATCCTTTGTAAAGTATAATGGATCTGAACACTGGCAAGTTTCTACCTGCTCACCAACTGCTGGCAAAGAAGGCAGTTTGAAGTTCTTAATGAAATCACCAATTGCTGGAGATACCTTAGCAATCTTTTCGCTGAGGTCAGGAACAACGTCACCAAACTTACTTTTAATGTCAGCAATTGCAGTAGAAAATGCTCCTGGATCATTGATATCATTTAACTTTAACATTTCTTCTTGAAGATTAAAGTTTTCAACGGTTTTACATACCCAAGTGCCGCCACCAGCAATGCACTCTGATTCTGTTGCGGCAAGATAATTCTTTCCGCCTTGACAAGTACATATTTCAGTTGGTCCAGTTGCTGCAGTATTAAAGTTGGAGATACCCTCATTCATTTTTTGTTGAATGCTTTCCATATCACCAAGTTTGTCCATGCCGCCAGACATTAACTCTTTGAGTTTGTCTTTGCCAGCAGTAACTTCTTTTATGTCTGCATCTTTAACTGTACAGATTGCCATTCTTATCCTCCAGCAAACACATTCGGTGAACCACTGGTCATTGCACCAGCATCAGCAGAATCACCAACCCGAGCAATTTGTGATCCAACAACATATACTGTTGCACTACCGACATTTACAACTGCCACGTGATTTGGGCATGCAGGTGGTGATACTGGATGAGGAACAGTGGGGTCGCCTTTGCGAGCAATCAAGATTCCGTTTGCGTACACTGTTCCCTGTCCTGGAGTATCTAGCGTTGTTGTTCCAGTACAACCGTGTCCAGTTGATAGTGAATCGCCTTTTCTACATACTGCTGGCATTAGTTTAGATCAATCCTTGCTGCGTCAACATCAAGATTACCTGTAATCTGTGTTGTTTGATTACCACCAGTCGTTTCAGTAACGTTACCTGTTACAGACTCGGTCAAATTACCAGTAATCGTAATGCTTTGGTTTGCTGGTGTTTGAATCGTCATATCACCCTTTGACGTTGTATAGAACTTACCAAGATTGGTTGTCTTATAATCACCAGTAACAAAGAACTGCGTATTACCAAACGTGGTCAACGCATAGTCTTCATTAACGGTGATTGTATAATCTCGTTTGACGTTCAAAATCTTTTCGCCAGTAACAACGTTTTCAACGCTGTTGCCTTCAACCATTGTAAGGTAGTCATTATCCTTAATGTTACAAGCACGTGAACGACCAACTTCAGTTTCCTGATTCATAGCGACCTTAGTTTGCCATGACTTTTGGAAGTCCATAGACATTTCACCTTCAACCTGAAGATGATAGTCGCCTTTGATCAATTCACGTTTGCTTCCGTCAACCGTTACATTATAATCGCCTTTGATATAAACGTTATTGTTCTTCAAAAGTAATTCGTAATTGTCGCCAATAACCTTTACAGTCTTTGTACCATCAGCGATAATTTCTTCATACGTTCCTGCTGGGTGATAGCGATGGTATCTTTCCATACCGTCAGTATCATCAAACTCTTGTAAATGTCCGCTCTCTGTTTCATAAACATGATTGTGCGGATAGGATGATATGTAATTGTCTGCTGCAGGTAATTCTTGCCATGTATATAAAGTATAATAGGCAGCAGCACGATCAGGTGCTACTGATGTAATCTTTGGCGGACGAGCGCATGGGTACTTAATAGGATTGCCACTATCATTTAGACGAGCAGCATTTTTGTAGATACGATTAGGATGAATATCACAAAGACCCTCACGTCCTGCTGGGTTCATATCGCTTTCATTAATCCAACGAGGATAATCGCCGTATGGATCATTAAACCCTGCTCCTGGATCAGCGAAGTTTGTTGGAATACCAGTCAGTGAACCGAGTACAACTGGTTCCTGAGCACGGTCGCCATCCATAAAGAAACCAACAACCCAAGCACCCTCAACCAAACCAGTTGGTGAGTGACCAAGACCAGATACGGATGCGGACTGAATACCATTAACGGTAATCGCCCATGGTAGTGATTCGGTAGGGATTTGCCCTTTGTCCTCAGTGTGAAAACCAATCGAGCGCACACGCACACGACCCATTTGTGCTGGGTCATTACGATCTTCAACTACACCGATGAACCAAGTGAATCCATTTCTACCAATGAAGTTACGCATTATTCGCTCTTCTCAACTTCCGTATTTGATGTTGGGATTTTCTTTTCTGGTTCAACAACCTCTTGAAGAAACTCTGGTTCCTTCTTTGGTTGAAATCTGTTTGCTACTTCGTCGATAAATTTCATAACCTTATTCATTGCATTGCTCCATCTTTAGCACATTCCAAAATACATGCAGCGTCATCACCTGACTTACCACCCTGCATCTTAAATCTTACTTTTGTAATTAAGTATTTTCCAGATAAGTATTTATCCTTTCCGTCGCCAAGTTTATCTTCCTCAAACTCTTGTGTTGTTGGAAAGTTTAACTCAACGGTGTCGCCAACTTTAATATCAGCATTTGCTGGAATAGCAACTTCAAGTATTGTATTGAATATAGAACCTTTGTAAGCAACAGATTCATTTGAGAACACGTTGAGTTTTTTCGGCAGTGGATTTTCTCTCGTAAAGACGCCATCTGAATCATGCCCTTGCCTAGTCGTTGTCATCATTATATACGGTGACGAGGTCTTAGGAGCAAACCCAGAAATTCTTGTTGGCATCAATTTCTTTAGTTTATCAAACTTCTGCTGATAAAAGAATTGCTTGCTTGTAATTGTTTTTCTATGAACGTCAATGTTAATTGTTTCGTTTTGTAGTACACCTTCGTCCAAGTTATCAAAGATGCTTGATTGTTTAATTACGCTGTAAGATAAAATCTTAAACTGATCGGTCAACTTTGCAGCATCTTCGCCGTCCTTAGAAGTAGGAGGTGCAAGGTTTTGCATTGAGTAAGTGTAAGTTTCAATTGGATCAAACTGTGTAAGCATTCCTAAGTTGATAAATTTAAACCCAAGATTATCTTCGTAGAAAACAAAGTATGGAATATGATCATCTGAATCTGCTTCAGCGCAGAAGAAGTCCATTGTATCATCAACTGTTAAGTTTGGAATGATTAACGTATGCTCACCGATCGTTTCTTGAAAATAATTTTCTTTGTTGATAGAAAGACTCAGTGCCTTACGAACTTCCTCATATTTACTTTGTACTTCTTTTGTATAGATGTATTCGTTGAATAGTGATTCAGCAAATCTATGAATTAGAAGATCACCACCATCACGTCCAAATGTTCTAGATACTTTCCATGGTGCTGACGCATAGGATTCTATACTGATACCATTCAACGTATATACTTCACGTCCTTCTTTAATCTTGGTGCGGTTGACCATTTCATAGATACTAAAGAAGTGTGTTTTCCATTCGCTTTCATCGCCGTATCCATCTAGACCAGCGTTACGATAAGAAACAATGATTACTTCGTTTCCTGTAAAACCAGGAGTTTGACCGCCAGAAAATCTCATTAAGAAATTCATAGCATCGTCAATCGTAAAGTCACACTGCAAATAATGACTGTTCATGTCCTGATAGATGCTGAATTCAGCAACCATCTTACCGATGTCCCAGATTTGACCTTTTGAAATAAACGTGATTGATCTTATTTCAATATCACCAGGATGACGATGTCCGTTAGCACCTGCGCTCATTTATTATAATCCATTCTTAAGAATATCTTCAACTTGAATTTTAATCTTATCCAAATACTTCTCATCAAGTAGTTTAATTTGACGTTTCTGTTCTTGCTTTTCAAGTTCGCATTCGTAGCAATTAACTGTTCTGCGTGCGGTTGGCGCAAGTGTATTATAGGTTGTTTCATCTACAACAACATAACGTTCATGAATTACCGTACCATCATAAAGTCTTTTTGCGTCCGCAAGAATCTTACGATATTCCATAATCGTACTTTGCGCACTCAATACGCTGCCATATTTTCCTTTGATGTAGTTATCAAAGTCTTTACCGAATAGTGGCCAATCAAAAATAGGATCTTGAATTTCATTAAACAACAATACAACCCAAGCATAGGATGAGTTGCCATAATACTTATGAGCGATTGTATCTGGACGATCGCCTTCTTGAATATTGTACTTGTAATAGACCGCAGCGTTATCACGCAAAGAGTCCTTCACCTTAAACCTGCGAAGGATATTGGTAAGAGCAGTTTGCTTACCACTTTGTGTTAGGTCTTGCGTAGTCTTAGGAAAATATGAAAAGTAATTTGACATATTTTAGTTCTCCGAGAATACAGCAGTGTGAATGTTGTATTCGTCTTCGATCGTTTCTTTCGTAATGATCTTTGTTTCTTGGAAAGACATACTCATTGTAATACTTACAGGAGCATTGGTATCTTCAAACCAAACTGGCATACCTTCACCATTGTAATTTACATTAAATGATTTTAGAACGCAACGTTGTGGTTGGAACAAGTATGGTTTAACCGCATCTGAAAACTCAATTTCAAATTCTTCAGGATACGTGAACACCAACTTATTCTTAAGACCAGGATGCATAAACTTCTTGAACATATAGATGATTGTTCTTAACTGATCTGATTCTTCTTTGCTCTTAGCAACAAACTTATATTCAAACTGATACTCACGGAAACCAACACCCTCAAACAAAACTGCCATATGAGGATTAACCGCCATACCACCTGCTGACATAGCACCAGCAAATGCTTCTGGAGCACCACCAATAACACCAGCAACCAAAGCACCAGTACCACCACCAATCATTTTACCAACACCAGCAGCGGCAAGCAATCCGCCAAGTACATCTACTTGAGTATTGTTTTGTTCTCTTCGAGCAGCGATATCTGCTTCAGTCATATTTTCATTAGCATCAGCATCAGTCAAATCAACACCAAAGGCATCTGCTAACATACCAGCACCCTTGCTTGCCATTTGACCAGCAATGTCCTTCATTCCTGCTGCTGCTTCTTCGCTATCCATATGACCCATCATCATAGAACCAGCAATACCCATTGGTTTGTTTTGATAATCTACGCCATACTGAGCAGTCAAATTACTTGGCAAAGGAAGTACAATTGATCCAAGCGTGTTTTTTGTTTCCGTGCTATTTACACCGTGTTTGTTTCTTTCAACAATATGAACAATCATAAAGTGATCGCTATCCAAGTCAAGCGGAAACTGAAGAGGAGAAATCTTTCTGCGAAGATTAGGATTATCTGAATAGAGTTTACTGAGTGGTCCATTTGCTACTGAAGATCCTTGAACCTTCTTTTTGAGCAAATTATTAAAGTTCATCGAAAGCGATGGTCCATTTTCGCCGAACGAAAGACCAATGTTACCTACACCGCTGATGCCGAACGGACTCTTGATTGTGTTGGAGTTGATGCCTCCACCAATCATGTCTTTTAGAAAACCCATAGATTATCCCTATATAAAGGTGAGTAATTTTAACCTATTTATACGAGTTGCTATGAAGTTCTATCAAGGAAGGTACAAACCGAAATTTCCCAACAAATATAGAGGTGATCCAACCAATATCATCTACCGTTCGAGTTGGGAGTTGAATTGTATGGCATACTTCGATAAGAATCCAGACATCGTTTGGTGGGCAAGCGAGGAGTTTGCCATACCATATCGTTCACCCATTGATGGCAAACGTCATCGCTACTTCCCTGACTTTATTGTAAAAACAACCAACGGTGATACAGTGGTATTTGAAGTCAAACCAGCAGCGCAATCACGTCCACCTGAAAAGAAAAGTCGTATCACTAAGAAATATCTCAACGAAGTAAAAACTTGGGGCATTAATCAAGCAAAGTGGGAAGCAGCGATTGAGTTTTGTGCTCAGCGTAATTGGAAGTTTCAAGTCCTAACTGAAGAACAATTATTCGGCAAGAAGTATAAATAGCAGTATGGCAATTGTATTTGATCAACTATTAACACGTGGTGTACGTGCTGGACAGATTCCCGCTCGGACGCAAGACGCACGTGATTGGTTCCGTCAAAAGGCACAAAAGATAGGAACCACAAGAGTAACCACTGCAAAAATGCTTGCTGGTTCAAGGAAAGACAGCACTCCAAAGGTTGGTGCTATGTATCACTTTGAATACGATCCAAAGCATAAGGCAACGTTACCATACTATGACGTGTTTCCGCTTATCTTTATGGTTGGTCCTGCGCCAAAAGGTTTTTATGGAATCAACCTTCATTACCTGCCGCCAAAGTTGCGTGCGGTATTGATGGACAATCTATATGATATAACAACAAACAACAGATTTGACGAGTCTACTAAACTCAAGTTGTCATATAATGTACTGAGTGGTGCTGGGAAGTTTAAATACTTCAAACCAACGTTCAAACACTATTTGTGGGAACACGTTGGATCACCTTTTATCAGAATTGAATCCGTTGAATGGGATATTGCTTTGTTCCTACCAACGCAACGATTTAGAAAGGCAAGTTCACAGAAGGTATATTCTGACTCCAGGAGCATGATTTAATGGGACTTCTTAAAGACGTAGCAAAACAAATTGGCGGCGCAGTCGTTACAGGTGCCATTAATAAGGTGCTTGGCGGTATTGGCGACAGTGGACAGGATCAGGGATTCAATGTTAATAAGATGGTTTCATCTATTAACAAATCTGGCGTTGCTAAGACCTCACACTTTGAGGTTCAACTTACCGTACCAAACGGAGTGCGAGTTCCTGGCATGCCAAGTTTGGAAGATTTGGTTTATCGTGCTGACGCTGCTGAGTTGCCAGGACGTAACGTTATGACCATCGATCATCGTTTTCAAAACTCTGGTCCAATCAATAAAGTTCCGTATTCTCAAACGTATGGTGATTCTTCAATCAGTTTCATCATGTCTGAAGACTTACGTGAGAAAGAGTTTTTTGAAATTTGGCAAAACGCAATGGTCAATACTGGTACGTTTGAAACAGGTAACGCAACTGGAGCAGGCACCAGTAAGTTCATGACCAAGTATTGGCACAACTATGTTGGTGTTGTTACGATTCGCCACTATGGTTCAAACGGCGAATTGCGTTCAATTCATACGTTGAACGAAGCATACCCAGTTATTCTCAATCCAATTTCATTGAATTGGGGTGAGGAAGCAGTAGCAAGAATGCAAGTAACGTTTGCGTTCAAAAATTATCGAGCAGTATTTAATAGAGCAGACCAACCAGGAATGGGTGCTGGATTTGGTATCACCATTGGTAAAGGTGGTATCACTGGTAAAATTAAATTGCCAGGATTCGGTACAATTAGTCGTGGTCCTGGAGGCACCTCTGTAGATGCTGGAGGAATTGCTAAGAGAATCGCATCAGCAATATTATAATTGAAAGGAGTATATAATGAAGTTACCTTCGTTATCAGTACCTGAATTTGAAACAAAAATTCCAAGCACAGGGCAAAGTGTAAAATTTAGACCATTCTTAGTCAAAGAAGAAAAGATTCTTCTGATGGCGTTAGAAGGTAAAGATGATTTTGAAATTACGAATGCTATTCTTAATTTGCTGAAAAGTTGTATTATCACTGAGGTTGATGTAGATAACTTTGCAACGTTTGATATTGAATGGATGTTTTTACAAATTCGTTCTAAGTCGATCGGTGAAACAATTGAGTTAGTTGTTTCGCATCGTAATAGCGAGTGTAAACATAAAACAAATGTTGTGGTTGATCTAAACAAAGTTACAGTCAAAGGCGACATTGGTGACGGAAAAATTATTATTGATCCAGAGAAAAGCATTGGTGTAAAACTTCGTTATCCTAACATGAAAGATGCGGCAGAAATTTCTAGCGTATCTGAAACGGAAGGCGTGTTTGAAATGCTTTATCGTTGTACTGTAATGATCTTTGACGAAAACGATGTATATGAGCAGTTTGATCGTGAAGACTTGATTGAGTGGTATGATCAACTGAGCAGCGAACAGTTTGAAAAGATTTCGGATTTCTTTAGAGAAATTCCAAAGGTGAGTTACGATATTACTTGGAAGTGTTCTAAGTGTGGTAAAGACGATAAGATTGTTTTGGAGGGATTGCGCAATTTTTTTATGTAGGGTTGGTACACAATAGTTTAGCGAACATGTATCAACTTAACTTCGCTCTCATGCAGCATCATAAGTATTCTCTTACAGAGATCGAAAATATGATGCCGTGGGAGAGAGACGTTTATGTGGCACTGTTAAAGCAGCATCTTGAAGAACAAGAAGAATTAATGAAACAGAGAAATAGGCGATAACCTATGGCAAAAACAGTCAAAGAAAGAGTAAAGGAAAAGGCATCTAACAAGTTGCCTAAAGTGGAAAAGAAAGAAGTTCCCGTTCCTACAGAAGACTTTCATAAAGAAATCATTGCCGATAATGCTAAGCAACTTGAGGGAGTTGTAGCAGGACTTAACTCGGTTGTTGCTTCAGTCAATTCTGTTCGAGATTCAATCATTGATCTAACTTCTATTACAAAGGGCATGATGGATATTCAAAATGCCTCTTTTGACTTTACCAAAAAGGAAGATAAGGAAGATGAAGAAGCAGCAAAGGTTGCTTCTGCTAAAGCACGTGAAGAAAGTTTAGAAAGTGGAGATAAAGAACCATCTTGGGTTGACAAATTAAAAGAATTCTTAAAGGGTGCTGGCGGAAAGGTCAAAGAAAAAGTAACAGACCAAAGTTTCGTTGAAGGTTTGGTGATGACCGTTGCTGGTCTTGCTACCGTATTCCGTGATGAAATTGCAAATGCTGTAAAAGCAATCGGAGAATTTGGCGATAGAGTGCTTGAAGGATTTAATAGCACAATGAATCCATTCATTGAAACGGAAGAAGAAATTGCTGATTCTGCTCAAGAAGCACGTCAAGATATTATTCAAGGACTTAAAGAAGGCAAGGCAGCAACTACTGACGAATTAAGAGAACTTGCTAAGGCAACTGAAAAACAAAAACGTATTGCAGAAGCAAAAGAGAAGGGTGAAGACTTTTCAGTTGATGATATTCATGAGGCAGTCGAAGAAGAATTTGACAAATTAAATCGCACTCAGTTGGAAGAAAAACTTCGTGCTAATCAAGCAAACCAAGCAATTTTTGCTGCTCAGGATATGGCAGCGGTTGAACGTTTAGAAGAAGCGATTAAAGCACAGCAGGATCTACTTGCCAATCCAGACTACGATGGTCCAGATTGGATGAACACTGAAGAAGATAAGCAGCGTTGGTTTGAGCGTGAACGTAAAGAACTTGAACAAATGCAACAAGCACTTGGTGCTGCTCAAGATAAACTTGCTGAAAGCACTAAGAACCTGAGTCAAGAACAACTTGATGTATTGAAGCAGGATGACATGCAACTTCAGCAAATGCTGGAGCGTCAAAAGAAACTTCAAGAGTCTATGAAGCAATCGGAAGAGTCAGGTAAAACTGAAGGACCATTGTATAATAGCGTAAAAGGTCAACTGGAGCAACTCAATAAGAGTATTGCCGAAATCGAAGGCAAATATGATAAGATGGGTGCTGGTGCAGCAATCAAACAATCAACTGACCTGCTCGGCAAACCGAATGATGCGGTACAAGTATCACCAGAAACGCCAACGACTAAAGAACCGCCAGCACCTGCAAAACCGTCTAGTCTTGACGAGGGAGCGACCGTTGGTTTAGGTACACCTTTACCAGAAGTTCAAGTCGCAACACCTCCTCCGAGTGCAGGGAAGGCAGGAGAGGCATTAAATGCCAAGTCTAAGATCATTGACGCAAGTAAGCAACAAGTTATTGCTCCGACCAGCGTGAATGCTCCAACAACGAATAATGTAACGAATAATAATGTCAATAATTCTAAGACTACAATGATGCCACCAAGTGCGAGCAAACCAAATCAAAGAGTTGCTCCATTGACTAGAGGATCGAATTACAGATAAAAAAGGGGAGACCGAAGTCTCCCCAAAAACACTAGAGAAGTGGCATCAATCTTCTTCTGCTAGTTTCTCAAAAAACGACAGATTGTCGTCATCATCATCAAAAGAGACCTCATCACTCACCTTTGGCGCTGGCGCACTCTTCATTGCTGGTGCTTCCGCAACTGGAGCAGGTTCATACTGTTCCGCAGTAGTTGCTGGGGCACTGGCACCAAGAACACGATCCAACTTCGCCTTCAGTTCATCATAAGACTTAAAGTTCTTGCGATCCAAGAACTCCTGGAGCGAGTACATTGATTCATATACCTTTTCCAGTTCAGCATCGTCACCATCAAGCAGAGGAGACTGTGAGTCAAACTCTGACTTATCATAGTTACGATAACCTTCAACATTACGGATCTTCAACTTGAAGTCCGCACCTTCCCAAAAGTCAAATGGATTCATTGGACTTTCGTCTTCAAACTCAGGATTCATTGCTTCATTCAACTTATCCCAGATCTTCTTGCCATACTGATAAAGGAATACCTTTCCTTCATTCGCTGGATTAGCAGGATCCTTTACAACATAGATGTTTGAGTA